TAAGCTAGCACTATCAGTAACTCCTCACACTCTGCTGATTCATCATTCACTGGTGAGTTAGCAGAGTGTTTTTATTTACTCTTGTGGATAAGTGAGCACTCACTAACAGCGCGCGCATCGTACTGCGTAGTTATCATCGCAGCATCTTCAGCATCGTGAAAAGGATGGCTGCTTTCGCAGCTCCAATTGCAATGTAGAAATATTGAAGCGGGGTAGTTAGACCTTTTTGTTATGGTGGAGGAGGTTTTCCTTAGTCACTCTCAAAAATTCCTCAACTTTTTAGTTAATAGTGAGGGAAAAAGGGAATGACTACTATGGGAGTAGTATAAGAAGTGTTAAACTTTATTCATCATCTCAACCTCACGGACGAAATTCCTAGTCATGCCAAATACGGAAGTATCTAAACCACGTAAGGAATATACTGGAGTTGCTAAGAGAATCCTCGGTTATCTCTGTGGAGGCGCTACGCCAGCGCAAGCTGCAAGTGCTTGTGGAGTTGATGAAAGTTATATTTCGCAACTTAAGAGTGAAGAGGATTTTCAATTACAAGTTGCAGAAAAACTTTCTAAAGATTTTGAAGTTGCTATAAAGATTGATGAAAATTATACTGAAGTTGAAAAAGTACTTTCAGATCGTTTAAGAACAGTAATTGGTTATATGACGAATGCGGATCAGATAGCAAGAATTCTCAAAACAGTTTCTGCGATTCCTAAGAAAGTTCAGCAAAGAATTCCTCTGAATTCTGAAACAGAAGGCACGGCAATTGCGCCGGTATCCCTAGCAATTCCAATAGTTGCTAAGAATGTTTTTATAGTTAATCCAAACTCAGAAGTAGTACAACTTGATGGTAAAGAACTCGTTACTCTTAATTCACGATCTATGGAATCCATGCTTAAAGAAAGAAGAGATCGAGTTATTATTGAGCAATCCAAACCTGTTTTAATTGAGAAACCAAATGGAAAACGAATCGAAAGATCTTCCAATTCAACAATTGACGAATTCTCAGATCTCTAAAATTAAAAATGAAGAAATCATGAATCGTCTTAAACATGATGAAGAACAAAAAGCTCGTGCCCTTTTGGCTACGGCTATGAGTCAACTTGAGGCTTATAGAATTGTGAAAAATCTCAATGTTAAGAAGATGAATGGTCATGGAAAGATTAAGTAGTAAACTTGGTCTTAGGAATGGTCATTTATATCATTGGTGTCCTGCTTGTGAAAGTCTTCATGGAATACCAGTTAATACTGGCAATAAGAAAGATTGGCTTATTGTTGAAGGAAGCACAGTTGATATTCCCTCAGTAATTCCTAGTGTGAAACTTCTTGCAGGAGAAAAGATTCTTTGTCATTATATTCTTGAAAGGGGACTTCTCAATTATTGTAATGACACAACGCATAAATATACTAATATGGTAATTCCACTTCCTGATATCCCAGAAGAATTATGGACGAAACTATAAAAAATAGCATTGAGCAAGTAACTGTAAATCCTCAAGAAGCAATTAAAGCTGCTGAAAGTGATCTTAATTTCTTAAGTGCTCTTGTTCTAGGGGAGCACATGCTTTATCTCTTTCCAGCAATGTTTATTGCAGTATGGAGTTTTTTGAAAAGTAAAGTCTTCCTAGTTCGTGATTTTTCTCAACTTGCAATTGGAATTCCACGAGCATTTGCTAAGACTACTTTTGTAAAAATTTTCATAGTTTATTGTGTGCTTTTTACTCAGAAAAAGTTTGTACTCGTTATTTCAAGTAATGAAGATCATGCAATAAATATAATTCGTGACGTTTGCGAAATGCTTGCAATGACTAATATTCTCTCCTTGTTTGGTGATTTCACTATTAACATGGAGCGTGACCAAGCACAATGCAAAATATTTAAATTTCGTGCAAGACGCATTATATTAGCAGGATTTGGCGCCAAGGGAAGTGTACGTGGTTTGAATATTGGTTTAGATCGTCCTGATTTAATGATTTTTGAAGATTACCAAACTAAAAAAGAATCTGAAAATGAAGAACTTTCTGAAGCTCTTTATAGGGAAATGCTCGGAACACATATGAAAAGTAAGAGTCCATTTGGATGTCTTTTCATATTCATTGCAAACATGTACCCAACTCCTGGAAGCATTCTCAAAAAACTTAAGAATAATAAGGATTGGACAAGTTTCATTGTTGGTGGAATTCTTTCAAATGGTGAAAGTCTTTGGGAAGAACTTCAACCATTGGATCAACTTCTTGCTGAATATGAAAAAGATTTGAATGCAGGGCATCCTGAGATATTTCTTTCTGAAGTTCTTAATGATGAAAGTGCTGGTATAAAAGCTGGTATTGATATTACTAGAATTCCTCAATGTCCTTATGATGAGGATGAACTTCCACAAGGACGAGCAATAATTGTTGATCCTTCCCTTGATAATCCAACTTCAGATTACAATGGAGTAGGATTAGTGGATTTATATGATGGAATTCCAGTTCTTAAAAAAGTTAAGCTTAAAAGGTATACCCCTTTTGAACTTATTAAGACAGCACTTATAATGGGTATGGAAACGGGAACAAGACTTATTTGTGTTGAGAATATTGCTTATCAAGCTTCACTTCTTTTCTGGTTTGATAAAGTTTGTCTTGATAATGGTATAACTGGTTTCCATTTTATGCCACTTAATGTTGGTGGTAAGAGTAAGAATGCAAAAATAATGTCATCCTTAAAAGAACTCGAGAAGTCAGAAATATTTGTTGGTCCAGAAGTACGAGCTCTTCTTGTGAATGAAATTATTAAATTTAATCCTCTTAAGAAAAATAATCAGGACACTTGTCTTGATCTTTTGACTTTCATGAAGAAAGTAATTGAACAATATCTTGAATTAACCACAATGGTTTATGAAGCACAATATCAAATGATTGGAAATGTTCAAGTGCGTAGTATTGAAGAAAATTGTAACTTTTGAACTCCAAACTTTAAGGTAAATTCAAAACATGGCAACTTCTCCTACTGCTAATCCACTTAAAATTTCAGAGGATGCTCAAACGAAGCTCCTTACTTATATTCGTCTTGCTTCTGAAATTCGTGATGAAGGATGGCAGTTACGGAATCGTTTTGAATTTATAGATCGTGCTTATATGCGTGAAAATGATTCTTCAGAAGAACAAAATAAAGCACGAAATGCTAATATTGCTGGAGATCCTACTAAATTACAGAATATGCAAGTTCCTCTTATGGAAGAAGCAGTGGAAAATACAACTGGATTTCTTACAAATGTATTTTCTGCTGATTATCCAATGTTTAAATTCGCCAGTGATCCTCAGAATGAAGATCTTGCTCTTATGTGGAATTCTTTAATTGGAGAAGATCAAATTCATTATGCTTGGGCTGGGGAATTTAATAAAGCATTCAGAATGGCTGAGAAATATAATGTTGCTCCAATTGAAGTTGATTGGTGCACTGAAACTCTTTATAAACCAATAAGTAATGCTTCAGGAGTTGGTCTTGAACAGAATATTTGGGCTGGAAATAAGATAACTTGCCGTGATCCTTATAATCTTATTTATGATGCTCGTGTTCCTATTCATAAATGCCATGAGGATGGCGAATTTATTGGCTATATTGATTTAATGCCAAGAATAAAACTCAAAAGATTCATTACAAACTTAGGGGATTCACGTCTTAAAAATGATGTTAAAGCTTTTGAATCTTCTGATTACCAAATTCAGTATTACATTCCTCAAATTAATAGAAATGTTCTTATAAAAAATAAGAGTTGGCTCACTGATGGATTCAATTGGGATGCTTGGGTAACTGGAGCAGCTCAAAGTCATATTGTTTATCGTAATATGTATACTGTAGTTGTTCTTTATGCTCGTTTGATGCCTTATGAGTTTGGTATTGTAGCTCCTAAGGATCAAACTCCAGCTGTTTGGAAGCTTATAAGTGTAAATGGAGTTCTTATTTATGCTCAACCTCTCTTAAATGCTCATGATTATCTTCCGATTGTTATTGCACAGAGTAAAATTGACGGACTCGATCATCAAACTAAATCCCCTGCAGAAAGTCAACAACCTTTTCAAGAAATGGTTACTGCATTATGGAATGCAAAACTTAATTCAGCTCGTAGACGCGTTACTGATAGGATGTTGTATAATCCTTTACTTGTTGACCCTGACCATATCAATTCCCCTAATCCATCTGCAAAAATTCCTATTAGACCTACTGCATATGGACGAAAATTAGAAGAAGCAATTTATAAGATTCCTTTTGATGATGCTAATTCAGGAGAATTCCTACAAGAAGCAAATGGAATTGCTGAATGGGGAATGAGAGCTAATGGTCAGAATCGTCCAATGCTTGGACAATTCCAAAAAGGAAATAAACTCCAAGATGAATGGGCACAAACAATGGCAAATGGTTCCAATCGTGAGAGAACTAAAGCTTTGATGTGGCAAGCATTCTGTATTCAACCAATTCAAGTGATGTTGAAGAGTAATTATCTCCAATTCACTCCTGCTGGGACTCGTTACAATCGTGTGGAAGAGAAAACTGTAAAAATTGATCCAATTGCTCTTCGGAAAAGTGAAGCTAATTTTGTAGTTGGAGATGGATTACTTCCAGTTCAGCGGCTTGTACATACTGATGTTATGCAACAAGCTATGCAAACACTTACAGGTGTTCCTGGGCTCGGAGCTGCTTATGATCTTGGTCCAATGTTCTCTTACTTAATGAAAGTACAAGGAGTTGATAAGCTTTCTCAATTTGAAAAGAGTAAAGAAGATCAACAGTACGAACAAGCACTTTCTATTTGGAGTACAGCAGCAGCAAATCTTGCTAAGAATACTACTTATGGGGAATTAAAACCTGAGGATATGGCAAAAATCCTTGGTCCAATGCCACAACCTCCTCAAACTCAATCTCAACAAGTTCTTCCAAATAAACAAGGAAATCCTAATGCAGCTGCGACCGGATAGTATCTTTCAGGAATTTCTTTTTACTGAGCAGGAAAATATTTCTGCTAGGACTTTGACTTCTCTTCAAATCGCTTGGCTTCAGACAAAATATACAAGAGTTTTTAAAGAAAAGGCTTCTAAAATAGTTCCTGAAGATGCAACTCTTGATAGAAGTTATTTTCTCTCTCTTGGAGAGCTTGAAGGAAAATTGGCAATTCTTCAAGAAATATTTGATGACCATAAAGCAGCAGTATCTATTAAAAAAGAATTGAATGCTACTGAAGGTGTAGGAGCTGATGCTTTAGCAATAAATGATCTTGCAACTCGTGCATCCAAACTCGTTGATAAACATTCTTCTTAGGAGAATCTAAAATGGCTGGAAGTGTGATTCAAAACCCGTTCATGAAAACTACGCAACAATCACAGAATCAATCAATCAATGATCCTACAAATAAGGTTGCTGATCCAAATAAAGCATTAAATGATCCAGCTAATAAAGCAGATCCAAATGCTGATCTAAATAAGAAACCAGAAGGTGAAGGGGATGACCCAATGTTGAAATTTGGGGAATTATGGGAAGATGATCCTGTTGATCCCGACAATCCTCCAGAAAAAGAGCCAACAAATTTCCTCCCAACAATTGATCCTGTTAAACTTCAAGAGAATTTTAACAAGATTGATTTCTCCAAATATGCTTCTCCTGAAGAAACTGCTGCGATAATTGCTGGTGGTGAAGGAGCTGCTAAAGCTCATGCGAGCATTCTTAACAAGTCCATGCGTCAAGCTATGTTGACAATGTTTACAGCATCTTCAAAAATGGTTGAAGCAGGACTTACAACTGCTCAAGAGAGATTCTTTAAAAAAGTTCCTGGTCATGTTAAGAATGTTCTTGTGGAAGGAAATTTGACAAAATCTTCTAAACTTATGTCAAATCCTGCTTTTGCTCCAATGATTGAAGGAGCAAGACAAAGATATCAAGAAAAGTTTCCAAAAGCAACAGCAGATCAAATATCCAATGCTGTAGAACGTTATTTGCAAGAATTTGTGAAACAAGCTTCCATGAAAGAAGATACTGGTGAGCCTACTAACACTGAGAAACTCAAAAAAGGTGATGGTAGTGCTGATTGGGAAGATTGGATTAAACCAGAACTTGAAAAAGCTCTTTGATATCTAAACTAATGCCCAAACTTCCCTTAATCCTTGGAGACTCATTATGTTAATTCAAGTAACATATAATAATGGGCCACTTGAGCAACCGATGTATCCTGGTGATATTATGGGTACATTTGAACTTGAGCCAGTAGCAATTGCTAATGCAGCAGGTGTTAACATTACTGCACAGCAACTTTGTGCTCAAGATATTGATCGAAGTGGCGCAGCCGCAGTTACTGATACACTTGATACCGCAGATAATATCGTAAAAGCTCTTATTGGGAGCATTAATAAGATGTCTCCTCCTGATAATAATCTTTACGGTACTTTGCCATCTCAAAGTGTGCAACTTGCTTGGCCAGCGAATCTTAATCCAATTGCACCAGGTAATAGTTTCCGTAGACTTATTCGGAGTGCGAATTCAGGTGTCCTTACTATTGCAGTTGTTGCAAATAGTGGTGTTTCTCTTCTTGGTGTTACCACAATTGCTGCAACTTCGTGGAGAGAATATCTGATTAAGATTCTGAATGCTACTCCCGCAACTCTTGTATCAGCAACTACTACTAATGCAAATGCAGTTCTCACCAATGTTGATCTTAATGCTATTCTTAATATCACAATTGGTATGAGCGTTTCTGGCGCTAATATTGGTGCCGCAGCTGTTGTAGTTGCAACTAACCGTGATCTTGGTACAATCACACTTAGTGTTAACAGCACTGGTACTGCCAATAATGTGGCCGTTACATTGACTCCGACGGTTACCGTTCGCGGTGTCCGTTCTGGAACACCTAATTAAGGAGACATATAAATGGCTACCGGAACCGTTGCAAGTAACCTGTTAACAAAAGACCAGGCAGCAAAAAGTTTTAGTGGAATGATTGCGCGCTTCATGCCAATGGGCGACGCGCCGATTTTTGCTATGACAAGTATGTTGCGTACTGAAACTGCTGTGCAATTCCAGCATGGCTATTTCAGTAAAAGCATGATCTTTCCATCAGTAGTATTAACCTCTGTTGCACTTATCGGGGATACAATTCTTAATGTTGGTTCTACTGCTAACATTATCCCTGGAATGTTGCTTCGTCCTGATGGTGCTGCAACTGAGATAATGTTAGTACTTGGTGTTATTGGTACTACGCAACTTGCAGTTCAGCGTGGTGTTGGTAATACTGCTCCAGCACAAATTGCAAATGCAGCTCTTTGTATTCAAGTTGGTAATGCAAATGAGGAAGCATCCTCGCGGCCTCTGCCAGTTAGCATCGCAACTGTTTTGCAAAATAATTACACTCAAATTTTCCGGAATACTTGGGCAGTTTCAGGAACTGCTGCTGAAACCCGGATGATTGTTGGTGAGGGTAATATTGGTGAAAGCAAAATGGATTGCGCAGCACTTCACAGTGCTGACATTGAGAAAGGTATCATCTGGGGACAGAAATTCCTTGGAATGAGAAATTCTCAATTGTTCCATACAATGGATGGCATTCTTTCCATTGTTGGAGCACAAGCTGGCGCCAATGTTGTAACTCTTGGTGCAACAACTACTTTCTCACAACTCGAAACCGCAATTGATCCAGTATTTAATGTTCGCACGGATCAGATGATTGGTAACGAGAGAATTATGTTTGTTGGTGGTGTAGCTCGAAGGATTTTGAACAACATTTTCCGTCTGAATAGTTCTTATTTTGTTGAAGACGGTCAAACGAGTTATGGATTGCAGTTCTCTACTGCAAAACTTACTCGTGGTGTTCTCAGAATCGTAGAGCATCCACTTCTGAATGCATTTGGTTCTGCTGCATCTTATGCTAAGATGGCAATTATTGTTGATCTTGCTTCTTTTAATCTTGCTTATCTTGGCAATAGGAAAACAAAAGCTTTTGATATCATCGGTGAAGATGGGATTGATGCAATTGGAGGAACTCTTACCACGGAACTTACTACTTTGGTAAAGAATCCCCAAGCTTTTGCAATTCTCTATAACTTCACAGCAGCAGCTGTAGGCTAATTCGTCGCCCATGTCAACCGGGCCACATTTTGGCGGGGAGATAACTTCAATCCGCCAATTTTTTAAATCTGAAAAGGAATTCCAAAATGCAAGCAATGCTACCCAGAACATTTACACAAACTCCTTGTGCTAAAAAACGTTATTATGCAAAAGTGGCTGGAAGTAGATTTTGTCATGATGATGGCACTGAAACTTATTTTCTTCACGGATTCGCTGATATTTCTATTTTAGAACATCAAAAAGAATTGGATGCAATTATTGGCAAGAATCCTAATATTTATCTTCCAGGTAAGGATCAACTCCCTGAGCCTCTTCCTCCAGTTCCCCAGAATGCACTTTCTGAAGCTGAATTAACAGCTGCTGAAAGAGCTTTGATTGGAGTTACTGGAAAGACTGCTCAGGATATTGGACCAGTTACTGAAACTGCTGGTAGACCTTCTGATCCGAATGCAAGCACTGTTGACGCTGATCTTCAAAAAGCCGTGTTTGGAAATGCTGGAACTATAAAAGTTGGTCCAGGAGCTACTAAAGTTATTCAACCAATTGCAGCTGATCAAATTCCTGTAACTGCCGTAGCTCCGAGTGTTTCTAAATAAATAGGATAAGAGAGAATACGTCGTGGCATTTACTTTTACTGGGCAAACAGGAAATTTTTCTATTGATTATATCATCCAGAATATAGTGGATGATACTGGTCGTGGGGATAAAGTAGAAGAAATAAAGCGACGTATTCAACGTGCAATAATGAAGCATCACATGAAAGATTTTTATAAAAAAGATCATGTTGATGCTAATTATATATTTCTCACAACTGATTTCTTGCAAACAATTGATACAAATTTCTTACCAAATTTCCGTGAGTTTTCCTATGTGCGAAAATTTGCAACAACTGATCAAAGTGGTAATCCAATTACTCCTACTACTGAACGTGGAGAATTTTCAGTTATTGCTCCTGAATTAGCATTTGATGGTTACGGATTTGATAAGACTGATGTAATGTATAGAAGTGGAACTGATATTAAACTTAAGAGTTCTACTCAGATTGCTCAAGTTTTTATTGGTTATTATGCATTTCCTCAGATTGAACCAATTGCAAATGTTAATGATTGGCTTACTGGAACTTATCCAGCATTAATTGCTGCTACTGCAAAACGAAGAATATTCAAAGATCTTGGTAAAGATGATGAATCTAAGAGTGCAAAAGAAGAAGAGGAAGAAGAGCTTCTTACACTTCAAACGAATGAAATTACTTTAAAGGTCTTCTAAAATGGCATATATAGTTGACCCT